CCATCTCGCTTGGGCAGTGCCCGGGCCGAGCGTGATGGTGGGGGGCAGTGGATGGCCAAGGCCATCGGGAGCGCAGATCCAATCCGTGGCGCGGCGCAGCGCCCATCGTGTGGTGGTCATTTGGGGGAGTTGAGGGAGGCTGCGTGGTGGCGCAGCTTGTGATCAAGACCGCAAGCGGCAGGAGGGAAGCGATCAGGCGCATGGCTCAGCAGCCTCCGCCTCTTTGATCAGGGTGCTGGCCAGCTGGTCAATGGTCAGCTCTGGGTCGTAGTGGGCCATCAGGAGCACCTCAGCCGCCAGGTGCTCAAACACCGCAGCCATGGAGCAGAGGTGCTCATTGGAGCCGCTCTCCTGATACGCCAGGGCGCAACGGCCTAGGAGGGTGTTGTTGGGGTTGGACATCAGAAGGGAACGTCCTCATCATCCGGCTGCTGCGCTGGAGCGGCGGGCCCATCCTTGCGGGTCAACAGTTCGAAATCTTGAACCGTGACGATCAGCTCTGTCTTCTCCTCGCCGGTCTGCTTGCTGGTGTAGCGGTTGCTCTTCACCCTGCCGCGCACCTCCACCAGGTCGCCCTTGCGGATGGTGTCGGCAAACTGTTGAGCTTCGTCGTTCCAGATCTCAAGGGTGAACCAATCGGGTGGGATCTCCCGATCACCTTTGCGGCTGCCGGGCCTGTTGATGGCCATGCTTGCCTTCGTGACGCTGCTGCCACCGTCCAGATACTTGATCTCTGGATCGCCGCCAATGCGCCCCACGAAGGTGTGCTGGCTGGCGCGGATGATGCTGGTGATGAGATCGTTCATGGCACCCAGAAAGTCACGGTGGCCCGATAGCGCTGCGGCGGGTCGCCGTGCTTGCATTCGGGCAGATAAGGCCAGTCGATCTCGTCCAGTGTGATGCCCTCGATGTTGGACAGGGTGGCAATCACGGTGAGCATCGTGTTGGTCTGTTGTTCGCGGAGCTCTGCGATTTGATCCGCTGGTGAGTCTGGGGTGTCGTCTAGGTCTTGGGTCATGGGGTTGGGTGATAGTGGTCTGCTGCGGGAGCTCAGGGGGGTGGGGCCCGCAGCAGGGCATCGGCTTCTTCCACGCTGTGCACCAGGCCGGCGATGCCGCCCATCTGTCGCACCGTGGCCAGCCAGTTGAGTTGCTCCGTGGTGGCCCTCCCACCGGGGCGCTTCACCTCGAGGGCCACGAAGCGGCCCAGTCCAGAGGGCAACTGCTGGAGGCCAATCAGATCGGCGGATCCAGGGCAGAGGCCATAGCGGACCAGGCGGCCGTTTTCATCACGCAGGGCGCCCACGTTGTTGCGCCACAAGCGGACAGGGCCTCTGCTGCAGGCGATGCGGATGTGTTGCTGGATTTGCTGTTCGGTCATCTCCCCCCCCTGGCCGTCATGACGTGCCGGGCCCAGCCGTGGGGATTCTTCATGCCTCGGCGGCGGCCCACTTCCACCAGATCCTCAAAGGACCGGGCAGAACCCTGCTCTTTCTTGCGCTCCCGCCGTTGCATCAGCACTTCCTGCAGTTGGCCCTCGACAGTTTGGATGGTTGCGGTCCTGACTACGAACAGGTGTCCGCACTCTTCACAAACTGCCACACCCCCAGCCATTGCCGCGTAGCACACCGGGCACTCGCGCACCGGCACCGCTGGCCCACCCTCCCGCGCACGCTTGCGCACACCGTCCAGCGTCCACTCCCGCTCCTCCAGGTGGTGCCCCAGCCTGGCCACGTTGCCCACATGGTCGAGCACCACCGCGGCGGCCTTGCCCTCCGATGGCCTCAGGCAGCGGCCGATCATCTGCAAGTGCAAGCCCTCAGACTGGGTGGGCCTCAGCATCACGCAGCCCCCGACGCTCGGCACATCCACGCCCTCGCCGATCAGCTCACAGCTCGTCAACACCTGCAGCGCACCGGTGCCCAAATCCCGGAGCAGCTCCCCACGGTTCGGCGTCGTGCCATCAATGCTCGCTGCCCTCACGCCCGCAGCCTTGAACGCCTCAGCAGTGGCCTCCGCATGCCGGATGCTGCAGCAGAACGCCACCGCCGTTCCGCCCTTCAGGTGCTGCTGATAATGGCCCACGGCAGAGCCCATCACGCTCGTGACCATCAGCCGCTCGCCGGCCTCTCCCTGGTCGAAATCACCCATCCGCTTGCGCAATCCCTTTGGGTCGAACCCAATCGGTGGCGCAAACACCCGCGCCCGGGCCAAATAGCCCAGCTCCGTCAACTCCGCAGCACTTGGGCCCAGCACCATCTCCTGAAACACTTCACCCAGGCCCCTCCCATCACCCCTGATCGGGGTGGCCGTCACACCCAGCAGCCGGGCTGGGCTGAAGTGCTCCAGCACCCTCGCCCAGGTGCCGGCAACCGCATGGTGGGCCTCATCCACGATCACCAGCCGGAACGCATTAGGCGGGAAATCATCCAGCCTCCTGACCAGCGTTTGCACGCTTGCCACCTGCACCAGCTGGCGGATGTCCATTGGCCGGTTCGCCTGGATCAATCCATGCTCGACACCCAACCGGCTCAGGCTTGCGCTGGCCTGCTGCAGCAGCTCTTGCCTGTGCACCAGGATCAGCACCCTGCCGCCACGGGCCTCCACTCGGCGGGTGATCTCGGAAAAGATGTAACTCTTGCCGCCACCTGTGGCGAGCACATAGACCACCTTCGACACGCGGCGGAACGTCTGGCTTAGGCGCTCGATGTCTCGGCCCTGGTAGAGGCGGGTGGTGAAGGTCACTCCCGGGCCCTCATGGCGGCGTGGGCGTAGCCGGCCACGTCTTCCCAATGCTCGGGATCGTGTGGGTCAGAACCGCTCAGGATACGGGCGATCTTGTGGGCGATCATGTCGAGGGCCTCCTGTTCGCCAGGCGTCAGCAGGTACCAGTTGGTGCCGTGATGAATGGGGATCTTCAGGCTTTGGGACAGCGAACCCACGGCTTCCATTCCGCCGTGCTGCTCGTCTCGGTTCGGGATGTTGGGGGTCATGGTTGGGGTGGGGGTATCAACAGGCGGTGGTTTCATCGATCTGCCACCACGTGCAGGCTTTCGGCGGCCCTGGTGATGCCGACGTAGGCCAGTTGGTTCTGCTGGGCGGTAGGCGCAGATCCCCAGCCGTCGATGCTCCAGTGCAGGAAAACATGCCGAAACGTGCTGCCTTGAGACTTGTGAACCGTCAGTGCGCTAGCGGGCTGCAGCTTCCCGACGCAATCCTTCCGCAAAAAATATAGATTCCACCAACCTTTCCGCTCCTCGCCGCTGGTGGCCTTTGCCTGGTCAGCAATTTTCTTCAGCGATTCCTTCCAACGCTCTTCCTGCTCCATGGCGATGACGCGAAATGTCTTTGACTTGTAAAAATCACCCGAGACCGTCAGCTCCCAGGTGTCCCATGGCTCATCGGTCGGCAAGTCGCCGGCATCAGTAAATTGGTGCGGGACGCGTTTGGCCTCTTCGATCAGCACATCAACCGTGCTGTTCAGAAGCGGACCCGTTGCTAGCGGGTCTGGGATGGCGTCAACTGTCACGCAGGTCATGCCTTCCACGAACTGGGGCGCATTCAAGCCGTAGCGGCGCTGGTGGATCCGCAGGTTCATCTCATCCACCGCCTTATTGGTAAAGGCCAACGCCCGGCAGAAGTCGGGATCACTCATCGCATCCCGTGATGCCGCCATCTCCAGCAGGGCAGCACCCCACTGCTCGCGGCTGCGATATCCCACAACGCGGGAACCTCCGCCTTGGGCAGTTGCGAACCGGGCCCTGCCTACCGGCATCTGCCTGGTAGCGGTAGCCAAGTTCAGAATCGCGCCATCGTGCCGAAGCACCTCGGTCAACCGGTAAAGCGAACTGCCCTCAGTGAATGCCCTGCAGGCCTGATCCTCGCCCACAGGCAGCAGCTGGCGGTCGTCGCCGACAAACACCACGGGGCGGCCCTGAAGTTCGCGCAGTAGCAGGTCGTAAAGATCACTGTTGAGCATTGATGTCTCATCAACGATTACAACATCAATGCGCCGAATCTCATTCATCACCTTTTCGTACTTGTCCCATTCACTCTCCTTGTTAAGCATGTTCTTTCCGCCTGGATCCGGCCTGAACATCTCCTTGCCAGTTTCACGATCGCGGACCTGCTTCAGGCCCAGCAGACGGGCCACAGTGACAGCCTCGAATCCGTGGGCGCCGCAGTTGTCTAAGGCGCGTTCAACCTGTGAGCGGGCCTTGTGTGTTGGAGTGGCCACGACCACTCTTTTGCCAAGATCAGCCAGCCGCGAGACCAGCGCTGCAGTGGTAACGGTCTTTCCCGTGCCTGCGTACCCGCAAAGCACAGGAGTCGCGCCAGGCTTTTTTATGTCTTCGAGGATCCCTTCAATCGCAGACAGCTGGTCGGTTGTGAGCTGAATACCAGCGGGCTTGGCGGCTGTTGACGGATCAATATGCTCAGCTTCTAGGCATTGAGCTGTAAGAAGGTTGTAAAGGGCAGCGTCGTCGAAAACTTCTTCTAGCCAGTTCCTTAGCGCAAGGATCTGGGCTGCTATCGCATTGCGTGCTGTTAGTCCATCGCATGCTTTTTCCATTACCTGCCAAAGAGGTTCCATTCCGGCTTCAGGGCTGCGTGTGCGACGAATGCCCCGCTATCATAGCGTTTGTGGTCTAGACCGCATACAGTGCCAACACCCACCACCTCAGGCCCAAGGCGTCACGTGTCTATCAGGCTTCCTCCCGACCTGCTGAGGTTTGTTGATCTGCAGGCTGCTTCGGCCTTTCAGACCCGCAGCCAGTACCTCACAGCCCTTGTCGCAAAGGCCTATCAGCAGGCCCAGCGCTGAAAATGAGCCAACCTCTCATGAGAGCAGCGGAAGGCCGCTGGCCCGATATTCTCGCGTCCCTTGCTGGCCTCTCTTCCGATCAGCTCACCGATCGTCATCAGCCCTGCCCCGCCTGTGGTGGCACCGACCGCTTCCGCTGGGACGATGACTCAGGAGATGGCTCATGGTTCTGCAATCAATGCGGCGGCAAAAACGCCCAAGGGGGTGGCGGCAATGGCATGGACCTCCTCATGCGCGTCCGCGGCTGGTCCTTCACCGATGCCTGCCGGGAGCTTGAACGCCACCTCGGCCTTCCCTCCACCGGCAAACCCCGCAAGCCCCATCGCATCCCCCAGCGGCCCCCGGCCGATGCTCCCGCACCGCCCCTCAACCGTGGCGCCGTCGCCCAGTGGTGTTACCGCGACGCATCAGGTGCGCAGCTCTTCTGGATCCAACGCATCAGCCTTCGCAATGGCGGCAAGGCCTTCCTTCATCGCGTCTGGCTCGATGGTGGCTGGCATCGCCCATCCCGGGAAGACCCCTTTACCTGCGACTGGCCCGCACCCAGGCCACTCCTGAACCTCGATCAGATCACCGCACGGCCCACCGATCCGATCCTTATCACCGAAGGCGAAAAGGCCTCTGATGCCGCCCAGCGCTTCTTCCCTGCTGCCGTGGCCTCCACCTGGCCCAATGGCGCCAAAGCCCTGGACAAGATCGATCTTAAGCCCCTCTCCGGCCGAACCTGCATTCTCTGGCCCGACAACGATCCCGAAGGCAACGCCGCCATGGATCGCCTTGGCCAGAAGCTCCTCACCCTTGGCTGCAAAGTTCAGCTCGTCAGCAATCCCCCCGACGCTCCAGAAAAGTGGGACCTGGCTGATGCCAAATGGACACCATCTGAAGCTCAGGATTACATCCGCACCCATCGCACACCCTTCACCGCACCCACACCCGAACCGCCACAGCCACCCCCAACACCCGACGCCAGCCCCTTTCACTGCCTTGGCTTTGATGGTGATGCCTTCTTCTATCAACCCGCTGCCACAGGGCAGGTCATCCGTATCTCTGCCTCAGGCCACAGTGGCATCAACCTGTGCCGCCTTGCACCCCTCACCCACTGGGAGGCCCTCTACCCGGGCCGCAACGGCATCAACTGGACCGCTGCCGCATCAGACCTCTTCGCCCAACAAGCGGACATAGGTGTTTACGATCCGGACCGCATCCGGGGTCGTGGCGCCTGGTGGGACGAGGGCCGCGCCATCCTTCACCTCGGTGATCACCTCCTGGTGGATGGTCTGCACCATGACCTCACCTCTCGCCTCCATGCCTCCCGCTACCTCTATCAGCGGCTCGCCGCCATTGATGCCCCACCTGCAGCACCACTCAGCGATCCCGAGGCCTTCGAGATCCTTGAGCTAGCCAATCGCTTCTACTGGGATGTGCCCGCATCAGGCCTCCTCCTCGCAGGCTGGGTCACCCTTGCGCCGATCTGTGGCGCCCTCGACTGGCGACCCCATGCCTGGCTCACCGCTGCCGCAGGCTCCGGCAAGTCTGAGCTGCTCGACAAGTACGTGGGGCCCCTCCTCGGCTCCATCTCCCTCTGGCCCCTTGGCTCCTCCACTGAGGCCTTCCTAAGGCAGCAGCTCCGCTGTGATGCCCTCCCAGTGGTGTTCGACGAGGCCGAATCCAACGAACAGAACGACAAGGCACGCATCCAGGCCGTGCTCGCCCTCGCGCGCGTCGCCTCCTCCTCAGGCCGTGGTGTGGTCGGTCGTGGCTCTGCTGATGGCCAGGCCCAGCGCTTCACCATTCGCTCCATGTTCCTCCTCTCCTCCATCTCCACCGCCCTAAAGCAAGGCGCAGACCGCACCCGCTTCGCTCAGCTCTCCCTCCGCAATCCATCCGAGCTGCCAGCAGAGCAGCGCTCTCAGCATTGGGCCAACCTCAAGGCCGATCTCGAGCGCACCATCTCCAACACCACAGGCCAACGCCTGCAGGCCCGCACCATCAGCCTCATCCCGGTGATCCGGCAATCCACCAGGGTGTTTCGTGAAGCCGCAGGGGCCTACTTCCAAAACCAACGCCTGGGGGATCAATACGGCACGCTCCTGGCCGGTGCCTATGCCCTTCAATCCAGCCAGGTGCCAACCCTTCAGCAAGCCACCGACCTTATCAGCCAACAGAACTGGGAGCCTTATCAACAGGCCACCGAGCTCACCGACGAGCAGGCCTGCCTCCAAACGCTCCTTCAGCATCAGCTCCGCATTGAATCCCGCGATGGTGCCCTCACCCGCACCGTGGCCGAGCTGGTGGCCATCGCAGCCCATCACAGCCACTCCATGCAGATCGATACGACCAGCGCCGAGGAGCTCCTTGGCCGCCATGGCTTCCGCGTTGCCGATGACCACCTCCTGATCTCAAACACCGCCACCGCCATCGGCAAGATCCTTTCCGTTACGCCCTGGGCCTCCTGCTGGCCTTTCACGCTTGTGCGAGTCACAGGCGCAACACGGCCCGGCGTGGCCCGCTTCAAAGGCATCGGCTCCTCCCGTTGCGTTGGAATTCCCCTTCAGGCCGTTACGCTGTAACGCTTGAGAGAGGGGGCGTAACGCCCAAAACCCTTGCAACGACTAGGTTGTAACGGTGTAACGCCTTTTTTCAAAAACATAGACCCCCTACGTGCGCGCACGCGCATGTACGCGCACACGTCGTTACGCGCATGCACATCCCCTTATATATATATCTTTTTCTATTTAGACGTAACAACGTAACAAGGCAGTCACCGCAATGGTTTTGGGCGTTACGCTGCCGTTACGCACCGTTACGCCGCGTAACGCTCCCTACGTTGAGGCTGTCTTGCGCTTCCTCAACCCTGGTGGCTGCTCCATCCCTGGACCTGATCAGGCGCAGCCCAGAGCTCCTGGAGATCCGCATCCCCTACACGACCGAGCGAACCCACGAGTTCCTCCTGGCCTCAGACATCCACTTGGACAATCCACATTGCGACCGGGAGCTCTTCCGCAAGCATCTCAAGCAGGTTCAAGGCCGAGGGGGGCACGCCCTCCTTTTCGGGGACGTCATGTGCCTCATGCAGGGCCGCCGCGACCGCAGGGGCAGCAAGTCCAGCATCAGGCCTGAGCATCTCGGCTCCAACTACTTCGACCTGGTGTTCTCAGAGACGGCCGAGTGGCTGGCGCCGTTCTCGAGCACCATCCTGATGATGTCCGACGGCAACCACGAAACGGCCGTCATCAACAATCAGGAGATCGATCCGCTTGGCAACGTGGTGCGCCTCATGAGAGACCGCTACAAGAGCCCTGTGGAGCACATGCGCTACCAAGGGTGGATCTGGTTCACCTTCCACCAGACTGGCGCTTCCAGGAGCTCACGCACGCGGCGCTGCGCGTTGTTCTTTCACCATGGCGCCTGGGGTGGTGTTGTCTCGAAGGGCGTCCTAGGAGGACTTCGTTACACGAGCGTGGCGGAGGCGGACGTGTACATCAACGGCCACAACCACGAGCGGACGATCGTGAGCCATCCCTGCTACCGAGTGAACGCCTCCGGCAAGCAGCGCATTGCCCAGCGCTGGCACGTTCAGACGGGCACCTACAAGGAAGAATTTGAGGAGGGCTCCGGCTGGGCTGTTGAACGGATCGTCATGCCAAAATCCTTGGGTGGTGTCTGGCTGAAACTCAAGCCCTCCGACCAGGGCGTAGAAATCTCACTGGAGCCTTGCTGAAACCATGGACCTCTTCATCGATACAAAGGACCTGGACCGGCTTCATTTTTTTGTTGTCGGCATAGGGAAGCAACTTCCTTACGCCCAGTCCCGTGCATTGAACTCCCTGGCCTACGAAACACGCGACCAGACACGTTCGGGCATGCGCAGCAACTTCACAATCCGCAGGCCCTGGGTCGTAAACCAACTGCAGGTCCGGAAGAAAGCAAGCAAGTCGGACCTTGAGGCCGTTGTCGGCACGTCAGACAAAGGGAAGTTCCTGGCCAAGCATGAAGACGGCGGGACACGGCCAGCACTTGGCCGCTTCATTGCGATTCCAACGCGAGCGATTAGACGCACGAAGACTGATCAGATCAGAAAATCAGATCGACCCAGCAGCCTTGGTGATCGAGCCACCGTGATCAACTACAAAGGCGACCAGTACCTCGCGTTGAAGAAGGGCCGCTGGAATAGAAGCGGAGGCGGACGGCTTCTGTATTTGTTGAAGCCGAGGGTTGATATTGACGAGCGGCTGGAGCTTGAGAAAACAGGCCGACGTGTTGTTGCAACGCAGGCCACTCGAAAGTTATCCGAGGCGATTGAACAAGCGCTGAGGACTGCAAAGTAAAAATCGAACCCTGCCCGGCTTTTTTGTGGGACCAGGGGTCGTCAATTCGCTGAGACCGACTGCGCTGCAAGGAATCTCGCGGGTCCCTCCTGAGGGGGGAGGCCTGCGGGTGACGCACAACCCCGGTTTTTTCGTAGCGGGAGGGTTTGGAACCTGCTTAACCGGGCAGGGCGGGTAGACGCAGTTCCCCCTACCCATGGGAAAGCCTTAAGTTGGTGGCTGGATCGTTAAGTTAAGCCCAGAACCCAGTGCTGGTCACGTTTGCGGCGTTTGCGAAGTTGAAGGGGGTGTCCGGGGCGGCGGTGACGCAGGCCTGCCGCGAGCGGATCAGGGAGGCGATTGTGGAGCGGAACGGCAAGCGGATGCTGGACCGTGACAAGGCGATGGATCTGTGGGATCGGAACACGATGCGCAACGGGTCACAGCGCTTGAGTGCTGCCGCTCGTGATCGAGACCGCGAATCACTGCCCAGTGGTGAGCAGCTGCGAAGCCACATCATGGGATTGCCAGAGGATGCGATCCCTGGGCTGGATGTGAGCCGGGAGAGAAGGGAGCACTACAACGCAGAGATTGCCAGGCTGGATGCGTTGCGACAGCGCAAGGAGCTGGTGCTGGCGGAGGAGGTAAAGGGCGAGGCGGCGCGGTTGGCGCGGCAGGTGCGGGATTTGTTGCTGATCATTCCGAGCCGGAATGCGGCGCGGGTGGCGGCGATGGGTGATCCAGAGGAGGTGCGGTCGCTGCTGCAGGGTGAGATCGAGGGAGCGTTGCGGGGGTTGGCGGGTGGCTGATGCGGCGCTGATCTACCGGCAGGCGTTCCTAGAGGCGATTCAGCCACCGCTGGATCTGACGGTGAGCGAATGGGCGGACCAGGAGCGGATGCTGACGAGGCGGAGCAGCAGTGAGCCAGGGCTGTGGCGAACGGATCGGGTGCCTTTCCTGCAGGAGCCGATGGATCTGCTGAGCCCGAGGGAAAAGAAGATCAGGCGGGTGATCTTGATTTTCGGCAGCCAGAGCGGGGCGAAGACGGAGTGTGGGCTGAACTGGCTTGGGCGAACGATTGCGATGGATCCAGCGCCGTTCCTGATCGTGTTTCCCACGGAGAGCTTCGCAAAGCGGCAGATCAGGCAGCGGCTGGCGCCGCTGTTCACGGACACGCCAGCGGTGGCGGCGAAGCAGCTGAGCTCCAAGAGCAGGGATGCGGCCAATGCGATGTTCCTCAAGGAGTTCGAGGGGGACATGCTGCTGAGCATCATTGGTGGCAACAGCGGCAGCGCGGCCCAGGGCATGCCGGCGCAAAACCTATGGGTGGATGAGGCCTCGAGCTTGCCGCTGGAGATTGATGACAAGGGCGACCCGATCGAGAACGCAGAAGCCCGGCAGACGAACTTTCCTGACAGGAAGACGCTGATCACCTCCACACCTGGCACCAGGGGCGCGTGCCGGATCACGTGGGAGTTTGAGACGCGGAGCGATCAGCGAAGGTATGCGCTGCGGATGCCGTGCTGCGGGGCGCAGGAGGTGATCCGCTGGGAGCACATGGTGTGGGATGCGGCGGATGGTGAGGTGTGGTGCCAGTGCCCGGCGTGCGGCGAGCGGGTGGCGCAGCACCACAAGAGCAGCATGCTGGCGGGTGGGGTGTGGCGTGCGACGGCCAAGGGTGATGGGGAAACGGCGGGTTTCCACCTGCCTGGGTGGTATGCGCCGTATGGGTGGTTGAGCTGGGAGAAGATCCGAGATGAGTTTTTGCGGGCCAAGGGTGATCCGCTGCTGCTGAAGGGCTGGGTGAACAAGAGGGCGGCGGAGGCCTGGGAGGATGAGGCGCTGGCAAAGTTGAGCGGTGATGGGCTGCTGGCCCGGGCGGCGCTGGAGAGCCATGAGATGGGGAAGGTGCCGGCTGCGGCGCGGCTGGTGCTGATGGCGGTGGATGTGCAGGACACCTGGCTGGAGGTGAGCGTGTGGGCGTTTGGGGCTGGGGAGGAGGGGTGGCTGGTGTGGCATGAGCAGATCCATGGGGATCCAGCGCAGAATCCAGAGGGGAGGAGCGGTGGGGATGGGCCGTGGGAGCAGGTGGAGCTGATCCGCCAGACGGCGTGGCCGGTGGCCGGGATAGAGGGGGCTGTGGTGAAGGCGCGGCTGTGCGCGGTGGACACGGGGGGGCACTTCACCGGAGAGGCCTATGAGTTTTGCCGGCTGCGGGTGCGGGATGGGGTGGTGGCGATCAAGGGCAGCAGCACGCGGAGCGCACCAGCGCTGGGGAAGGGCAGCAAGATCGACTGCACGTTCAGGGGGCGGACGATCCGGGGCGGGCTGACGTTGTTCCTGGTGGGAGGGCACACGCTGAAGCGGACGATCTACAGCAGGTTGAAGAGCGAGGCGACGAGCGGGCCCGGGGTGATCCACCTGGGGCGGGATGTGAGCGAGGAGTTTTGCCGGGGGCTGACGGCTGAGCGGTTGGTGCCGCGGTATGTGAAGGGGTTCCAGGTGCTGGATTGGGAGAAGCCGAGCGGGGCAAGGAATGAGCCGCTGGATTTGCTGGTGTATTGCCTGGCGATGCTGGAGCTGATGAAGAGGAGATACAGCCGGGCGACGATGTGGGAGCAGCTTGGGAAGGAGCTGGAGGAGGGGCGGGAGCAGATGGTGCTGGGTGGTGCGGGTGGTGGTGGTGTGGGTGTGGGGGAACCGAGACGGAGGAAGGGGAGCTGGTTACGGTCGTGAGTAGGATCTAGGGGTGGCAACACGTGGAGAGTTTGGTGGGCCCGGGGTGGGTGAGATCCCCCGGGCTTTTTTTTGGGTTGGGCTCAATAGGTTGGGGGTATGGCGTACACCAGTGAGCAGCTTGCGGCGTTGCGCTCAGCGATGGCTGAGGGGGTGCGCAGCGTGGCGTTTCCGGATGGGCGGCGGGTGGAGTTTCGAGATCTGGCGGAGATGATGCAGATGGAGCGGAAGATGTCGGCTGAGGTGGAGGTGGGGGCGCAGACGCGGCCGGTTCAGAGGAAGTACTTCCAGTTTGTGAGGAGCTGAGAGATGGGCAAGGGTGGCAAGGGCGGGAAGGGGAAGGGCTACAAGGGCGGCAAGCGCTGGACGGAGCCGGCGGGCATGGGGACGGGCACGGGCACGGGCACGGGGGTAAGCGGGATCCAGGTGATCAGCACGCGGGACATCGAGCGGGCCTTTGATGGGGCGCGTCATTCGCGGCGCACGCAGGGCTGGTGGACGACGCTGGCGGGGCCCAATGCAGACCTGAAGACCAGCCTGCAGTGGCTGATCGGGCGGCATCAGGACCTGGTGGACAACGAGCCGTACTGCCTGAAGGCGGTGCGGGAGATCGTGAAGGGTGCGGTGGGTGATGGGGTGATGGGCACACCGGCGGGGCCTGGGGCGACGAAGCGGGTGCAGCGGATGTGGGAGGACTGGGCGGAGGGGACCCGGTGCGACTTCTACGGGCAGACGAACTTCTACGGCCTGCAGATTCAGGCCTGGGAGACCATGGTCGTTCGGGGAAGTGTGCTGGTGCGGCAGCGGCTGCGGGAGGAGAACCTGCTGGAGGGGATGGCGCCGTTGCAGCTGCAGGTGCTGGAGCCGGACTGGCTGGACATGTCGAAGGATGATGGGGGAAAGATCCGGTTTGGCAAGCAGTACGACGACGAGGGCCGGCTGGAGGGGTACTGGATCCGGAGGGGTCACCCGGGCGAGACGGACTGGCGGCTGAGTGTGGGGAGCGACTTTGTGCCGGCGCGGGAGATGGTGCACATGTATAGGATCCGGCGGCCGGGGCAGGCGATTGGGGTGCCGTGGGGCTTTGCGGCGCTGCTGACGATGCGGGACCTGGCGGATCGACGGGAAGCCAAGCTGATGAGCGACAAGCTGGCGGCCTGCTTCACGGCGTTTGTGGTGGATTCAGATCCGGAGGCAGTGGCGAGCGAGGATGCGGCGGGGCTGGTGGATTCGCTGGAGCCCGGGGCGGTGGAGATCCTGCCGCCTGGGAAGGACATCAGGTTCGCACAGCCGCCGGTGAGTGGGGACTATGTGAGCGTGGACAAGCACCACCTGCGGGCGGTGGCGGCGGCGTATGAGGTGCCCTATGAGCAGCTGAGCGGGGACCTTAGTGAGGTGAATTACTCGAGCATCCGGATGGGCCGGCTCGGGTTCCATGCGGCGGTGCAGGAGTGGCGCACGACGATCCTCGAGCCGCAGCTGCTGAACCGGGTGAGTGCATGGTTTGGGCAGAGCTTGCGGGAGACCACGGGCATGCGGGTGCCGACCCGCTGGACCTGGACCCCTCCGCGGCTGGCAATGGTGGACCCATCCAAGGAGGTGCCGACGCTGGTGGCGGAGGTGCTGGCTGGGTTCCGCTCGCTGGAGGATGTGCATCGGAGCGTGTACGGCAGCTATACGGATGAGGTGCTGGCGCAGCTGAAGGCCAATCTGGAGGCGGCGCGGAGCCAGGGACTGGCGTTGAGCACGGATGGCAGCCTGGCGATCCTGACGAAGGGTTCGGGCTATCAGGACACGACGCCGGGTGTGGCGGACACGCCGGTGGAGAAGTTCTTCGCGGAAGGGGAGCCGTAGGGGCTCACTATGTTGCCGGGCATGGAGACGACTTCCATGCCATTGAGCGACCATTCGACCATTGATCGCGCGGCATTCGTCCGGCCCGCCTCGGCCAACGAGGAGGATCGGACGATTGATCTGGTGATTGCCTCTGAGAATCCCGTGGGTGGGTATGTGCTCAGATGCGCTCCGGATGCGGTGCAGCTTGGCGAGGCTCCCGTGCCAGTGATGCTGGATCACACCAGCACCGTGGACCGGATGGCCGGCAGGCTGACCGGTTTGCGGTTCGATGGTGGGCAGCTCATTGGCAGGGCCCAGTTCAAGGATGCGCCTGGCGCGGAGATGGGCTGGCAGCTGGCACGCAGCGGCTGCGCCGTGAGCGTGCGGGCGCTGTTCAGCGCTCAGGATGTTGTCTCGCTGAATGCCGATGCGGACCTTGTTCGCAGTTGGCGCCTTGGCCATGCCGCATTGGTGCCGGAAGGTGCCGACTCGGTATGCCTGACCCGATCCTCTGATTCAACCCCGATGACACTCGACAATGCCGGGGTTGACCCGGTGCAGGCCGCTGCGCCTGAAGCGGTTGAGGCCGCTGCTCCTGCTCCTGCCGCTGAGGCGGTGGAGCGTGCTGCTGTTGCTGCTCCTGCCACGGATGTGCTGGAGCTGAAGCGCGAGCTGGAAATTCGCCGCGCCTGCGGTGAGGCCCGGCTGCCTGTGGAGACGGTGGATCGTCTGCTCAGCGAGACCAAAGGCGAGCGGGATTCCGTGCGATGGGTCATGGCCGTGGTGCGTGAGCAGCGCCTGGCCCAGGAGAAGACCAGCGTGGCCGGTCACCCCGCACAGATCCCTGTGCTTTCGGTGCAGCGTGATGCCGGTGACAAGACCCTGGTGGGCATCGAGCGGGCGGTTTCGTACCTGGCCAGCCGGACCAACCCTTCAAAGGCTGATGAGGCCCCTGCCGATGAAGCCCGAGAGTGGATCAACTGCTCCATGCAGGAGATTGCTCGGGAGATGCTTCAGCTTCGCGGTGTGAACACCCGGGGCATGACGATCAACCAGCTTGTGGACCGCAGTTTCCACAGCACCTCGGATTTCAGCAATCTGATGCTGAACGTGGCGCAGAAGACCCTGATCGACGGCTACGCCGAAGAGCCCAGGACCTGGCTGCCACTTGCTCAGCGCGAAGATCGCCCGGACTTCAAAGAAGCCACTGAAGTGGACTTCACCGGGCGGATGATCCCTGAGGAGCTGAAGGAAGGCGGCGAATACAAGGCCCGCACCCTCGTGGATGGGAAGCGTACCTGGAGTATTTCCAGCTACGGACAGAAGGTAACTGTGTCCAGAAAACTCATCATCAACGATGACCTGGGCGCACTGACGCGCGTTCCGCTGATTCTCGGCGCAGGCTTTAACCTGCTGGAATCCAACATGGTGTGGGGGCTGCTGACTACCGGCAGCGTGACCAGCAACCAGACCTACGGCGGCGGCGGAACTGTTGGGATTGATGGGCTGGCACTCTTTGCTCAGACCCACAAGAACACCGGCAGCGGCGCCATTGGTATTACAGGATTCGACGCTGCACGGCAGGCCATCCGCGACCAGAAGGATGCCGCAGGCAACCGACTGAGCCTGCAGCCTGCCTTCCTGATCGTTCCCCACCAGCTGGAAACCACCGGCATTCAGTTCCTGTTCCCGCAGGGCCCCGGCGGCAACTACGCACCCACCAACCTCACCGGCGCCAATGCCACCAACCCCTTTGCGGGATCGGTGCAGCTGATTGTGGAGCCTCGCCTGGGCGATAACTCTGCAGCGCTCTGGTACATGGCCAGCCGTCCAACTCCTCTGGTTGGCCTTGTGAAGTACGGCTATCTCAGGGGCGAATCCGGCCCAACGATCACCACGACCGAGAAGCGCGATCCCGACGGCCTTGAGCTGCTGGCCCGGTTCGACTTCGGCGTGACGCTGCCCCATTACGCGGGCTTCTACCGCTCCACTGGGGTCTGATCGGCCCCACCCCTTTTCCATCTCTGATCTGATCCAATGAAAAACTTCATTCAAAAGGGTGAACACATCACCATCACCGCCGGAGCGGACATCACCTCCGGTCAGCTGGTGCAATTCGGCAACCTGCATGGTGTTGCTGTTGCCGCCATCGCCAACGGTGCCACCGGCACCATCAGCCTGGAGGGCATCTACACCCTGCCCAAGCTCGTGGCTGCTGCAGGTGATGCCTGCACAGCTGGCGGGCCGGTGTACTTCAGCGCCGGCAGTGTGTCTGGCACGGACAGCTCCGGCACCCGCAAGCTCGTGGGCCACTCCATGGCTGCTGCCAACCAGGCGGCGACCACGGTGGATGTGAGGCTCTGCAACTGATGGGCTGGGCCACGCTTTCAGCTACAGCCAACCGGCTGGCCCTGGATCACCTGGGGAGCGTGCCCGTTACGGCGGGCGCCTCCTCGGGGCGTGGCTTCCTCCTACAGAACAGCGAGCTGGTGCTCGAGGGCCAGCTGGTGCTGGTGGATTATGTGCTGCAGGTGCCAGCGGCGAGCTTTGGCTGGCTGGGCTATGGCGATCTGGTGGTGGTTGGCGGGCGTGAGTTCCGCACGATCCACCGGGGCTTGAGAACGGGTGACGGGAGCTGGGTGCAAGTGCCGCTGCAGCCTGCGGAGAGGAGTGCGCTGCCGGTGCCGCCGATGGCCGGTGAGCTGATCCTGGACGGCAACGCAGACGGCGACTACGACATTTTGGACGGCAACACCGATGGCTGATGAGACTTTCCCGCTGAGGTACAAGCTAAAGCGGAAGACGACTGCGCAGTGGGCCAGCCAGAACCCGGTGCTGCTGGCCGGAGAGCCTGGGATCGAGGTGTTGAGCGATGGGTCGGAGAAGATCAAATATGGCGACGGGGTGAAGACCTGGAGCGCCCTGAGCTATGCGGCGGGGGGTGGTGGTGGCGGTACGGCCTGGCTGCAGGGTGCTGGAGTGCCAGCGAACAACCTGGGCAAGGCTGGGGACTTCTACCTGCGCACCAGCAATGGTGATGTCTATGGCCCCAAAACGGACGTGTGGGGGGCGGTGAGTGCCAACCTGGCCTCCACGGTGACCATCGGCACCGTAACGACCGTCGCTGCTGGCTCACCTGCGATGGTGAGCAACAGCGGCACGGCAATGGATCCGGTGCTGGATTTTGTGCTGCCTCAGGGTGCGGTTGGGGCGACTGGACCCACGGGGCCGGCAGGCGCGACCGGGGCGACCGGTGCAACGGGTAGCAGCGCCTATCAGGCCGCTGTGGCTGGTGGGTTCAGCGGCACTGAAGCTCAGTGGTTGGCGTCGCTGGTTGGGCCTCAGGGGCCGGCTGGCGCGGCAAGCACTGTTCCTGGCCCGCAGGGCCCGGCGGGGGCCACTGGCGCGGCAGGAGCTGCTGGAGCAGCGGCAACCATATCCGTTGGCACCGTCACCACTGGTGCGGCAGGAAGCAGCGCGACTGTCAGCAATGCAGGCACCAGCTCAGCGGCTGTCTTCGATTTCTCGATTCCAAGTGGAGCCACCGGCGCCACCGGCCCCCAAGGGCCTCAAGGCCCTGGCGCAACCCCCGGCGGCAACAGCGGCCAGGTTCAATTCAACAATGGCGGGGCCTTTGGCGGGCTAAGCACCCTCACCGCTGATGGCAGCGGCAATCTCACGCTTTCGGCACGGCTGATCAATGCTTTCAACAGCCTGGCCAGCGCACCGGCCAAGCTTTTCAGTGGCACCTGGTTCACGGGTGGCACGTCAACCACCACAAAGCCCCACCTGCTCATTGAGCCGGCGGGGACGACTTCGACGAGCTGGAGCACGGCGGGGACGGGGTTTGGGGTTAATGCTCCGAGTGGGTTTACGGGGAACCTGGCGGCATTCCTGATGAACAATGTCCCCATCTTCCGTATTTTTAATTTCGGGGTTATCGTTGATGGATTCTCCCAAGCAAGTAGATATATAGATGGTGGCGCTTTTTTTGAGTTAAGCACCTCAAGTGGATTGCGCATCCGAGGCGATAGATCCTTTGGTATTGGTACAGATGCTTATGGTGCAAATGCAGACGTTTTATGGAGGCGCGACGGTGCCGGGATCTGGGCAACCTACAACGGTGTCAATCCTCAGACAGTCAGGATCTACAACACCTTCACCAGCGACACTAATCACGAAAGAGCAAAGGTTTCTTGGGAGCGCGGCACTTCTGATGCCGTTGTTACTGGTTCGATTAGTAGCAGCACTCTTACGGTCACGGCTGTCACCAGTGGCGCATTAGCAGTTGGCCAAATTATCACAGGAACCAATGTTCTGGCAGGCACTCGTATCACGGCGCTTGGCACTGGCACCGGAGGAAACGGAACTTATACCGTCAGCCAGAATCAAACCGTAGCTTCCACCACGATCACAGGTGGTGCTCCTGCGTTCCGCATCGGCACCGAAAAAGGCTCCGGCGGCGGAACTGCCCGCGATATGGAGTTGCAGACCGATGGCACCACAAGGATCACGGTGAAAGCCGATGGCGCGATTTTGTTTTCCAACATACCAACGACGAATCCAAACGTCGCGGGCCAGTTGTGGAACGACGGCGGAACCCTGAAAATCTCTGCCGGTTGACCGCCATGAACTCCTTAACCATCACCATTTCTGACCTCCGCGCCATCGACGGCTGGGTCGAGGCCAGCAACAGGGCAGGCATGACGCCTGAGGCCATGGCCCTGGAGCTGCTGCAGCATCAAGGGTTGCGGTATGCGGATCTTTTCCGAATAGGAGTGCTCACCTCTGCTGCGTTCGTGCAGCGGTTCACAGCGGCAGAGAATGGGGCCATTCGAGCGGCGGCGGAGCAATCGCCCGAGGTAGCCAGCTTGCTGAAGGAGGTAGTGGATTCCCCCACGGTGGTGCTCACGGACCCGCGCATTCCTCCTGGGTTGGCAATGCTCACGGCTGCGGGGCTACTGGCCCAGGGCAGGGCGGCGGAGATCATGGCGTGGGAGCGGCCTGAGTGACCACCTCGCGCCGCGAGCACATCCTTCAGGCCCTGCTGACCAGCCTCAACGGCCTGGCCACGGTGACGCCACGGATCTACAGGAGCCGGCAGGAGGCGTTCTCGAGGGGATCAGCGCCGGCGGTGGTTTTGGAGCCGGTGGGGAATGAGCCGGAGCCGAAGAGGGCTGGGGTGACGACGTTGCCGCATGGGTTGGAGGTGCGGGTGATTCTGTTGGTGGATGCGGTGATCCCGGATCAGGCGGCGGATCCGATCCTGGTGGACATCCATAACCGCTTCATGCTGGATGTGAGCCTGGGGGGGCTGGCGCAGAACATTGAGCCGGGGCGGACGGTGTGGGGGATGGAGGCGGATGGGTTGGCGGTTGTGGAGAGTTACTACGTTGTCCGGTATCGCACCTTTATTAAGGACATCACCAGTGGCTGAGCTGCCGCCTTTCCCTTCCACGGGGGGCACCTACAGACTGAACAAGAAGGGCGATGGGTGGGACTGCATCCATCCGACCACTGGAGCCGGCTGCGAAGCAGACCTCAAGCAGGTTGAACCTGCTGCACCCATTCCAACCCCTGAGCCCCCACAAGACTGATGGCACTCACACGCAACAGGATGATTGCCTCGAAGATCGAGGCGACGGAGGGTGTGAACGTGACGCCCTCGACCACCACCGATGCGGCCACCGTGCTGGAGCTGGAGGTGGGCGTGGACACCGACGAGGTGGAGCGGGAGATCGCGGTGCCCTGGTTGGGTGCGCGGAAGGTGGTCTACAGCCGGCGGCAGGCCACCTTCAACTTCGATGTGGAGATCTCTGGCAGCGGCACGGCTGGCACCGCACCGGCCTGGGGGCGGTTCATTCAGGCTTGCGGGTTCTCTGAGACCATCGTCAACAGCACGGTGGTGTACTCGCCCATCAGCTCTGGCTTCCCCTCGCTGACGATGGTGGCCAACCAGGATGGGGTGCAGTATGTGGGCCTGGGCTGCCGGGGCAGCTTTGAGATCAACATGGAAGTGGGCGAGATCCCCACGTTCAGCTTCGAGTTCATGGGCGCCTACGTGAGCCCCACGGATGTGGTGCTGCCGACCCCCACCTATGCCAACCAGGCGGAGCCGTTGACCTTTGCCTCGGGCAACACCACCGACTTCCTGCTGGATGGTCACGCTTTCTGCATGAGCGAGTTCTCGCTGGACCTCTCCAACGAGATGAGCTACCGGGAGCTGGTGGGTTGCGCGAAGAGCAACAAGATCACCGAGCGGGCCATCGAGGGGGAGATCATGGTGGAGCGTCCTGACACGCTGGCCATCAAGAATCTCTATCCCAAGATCGAGGCGCACACGCTCGTGGCTGCTGGCTTCACCCATGGCACCGTGGGGGGCAACAAGGTGGAGTTTTCCTTGCCCACCCTCCAGCTCACGTTCCCTGAGTCTGACGACGACGACGGGATCCTCATGCACAACTACAACTACCGCGCGGTGCCCGTGAGCCCCGGCAATAACGAGCTCGTGATCACTGTGAAGTGACGAGAACCGGTTAGACTCTAGACCACAACCACCCCACCCCATTCACCCCAATGGCTTTCAACTTCGGCGTGTTGTCGCCCACCTACACCTGGCCGGTGGCGGTGTCGATCCCTGATGCTGGCAAGCGCCGCACCGAAACGTTCACCGCGACCTTCAACCGGCTGAGCAAGGACGAGAACAAGCAGCTGGCTGAGCTGATGATGGCCTATCAACGGGCCATGGAAGCCAACGAGAGCGTGAGCGACCTGCCTGATGATCGCGAGATTGCGGATCGCGTGCTGGCTGGTTGGAAGGGCATCCTTGACGGCGATGGGGAGGAGATGCCCTGCACCGAGGCCAACCGCGAGCAGCTGCTGAACGTGGCGGCCTTCGTGAGTGCGGTGGTGCGGGCCTATTTCGAGAGCATCGAGCCGGCGAAAGCAAAAAACTAACCGGCGCTGTTGATGCCATCTTCAAGCGCGGTGGTGGCAGCAGCAGCGACAGCCTGGCCAGTGACCTGGCAGCGTTCGGCATGGATCCCGATGCGCTGCCTTCGCACCTGCAGGAGCAGACCGCTGAGGAGTTCCAGGTGTGGCCCGAGCATGAGGATGTGGTGATGCTGTTTCTGCGGGCCAGTGGGCAATGGCGGGTGGCTGGCGAGAGCGTGCTGGGGCTGGATTACAACGTGCTCCCCTGGCTCACTACCTTGATGCGTATTGAGCCCACCCTGGAGCTCCTCGACGACTTACAGACGATGGAGAGCCGTGCAGTGGAGCTAATCAACAAGCCAACCAAGAAGGCGAAGAAAGGGAGGCGCGGCTGATGGCCATCGCGGCTGAGGCGCTGCTGAGGCTGAAGACGGTCTTTGATGGCGGGGGGCTGGATGCCGCACGGCGGGCCCTGGGCGGGTTGGAGCGGGAGGCCAAGGGGGTGAGGGGATCGTTGAAGGATGTGGTGAGCTCCGCCAGCTGGCAGGGAGCCGCGGCGGCAGCGACGGGCATCGGCGCAGGTCTGGTCTATTCGGCGAAGAAGGCCATCGAGCTCGAAACGCAGATGGTGCAGGTGCGGAAGGTGGTGGACTTCAGCGGGCCCAATGGGCTGAACAAGCTCACGCAGGATCTGGTGAAGCTATCCACGGAGATCCCTTACACCGCCAGGGAGCTGGGCGAGTTAGCGACAGCCGCAGGCCAGGCTGGCTACGCGGAGCAGGACATCCTGAAATTTGTAAAGGCCGCTGCGCAAATGGGCACGGCGTTCAACATGCCAGCCAAAGAGGCAGGCGAAGCCATGGTGGCGTTCCAGGCTGCCATGGGCCTGCCATTGGATGATGCGATCAAGCTGGGTGACGCCATCAACACCCTCAGCGACAACATGAAGGGCGTGGTGGAACCGCGTGCGCTGGTGGATGTGGTGAAGCGTGTGGGCGCCATCGGCGTTGCTTCTGGCCTTTCAGCAAAGGAAGTGGCAGCCCTTGGCGCTGCATTCCTGGCCCCTGGCACCAATGCGGAGGTGGCGGCCACGGGGATGAAAAACTTCCTCAAGGCGCTGACCATTGGTGATGCGGGTTCCAAGTCTTTCAAGGCTGCATTTGGGCAGATTGGACTCGATGCCAAGCAGGTGGCGAAAGACATGCAGACCAATGCGCTGCCCACCATCAAGAATGTGCTTACACGAATCGCTGCACTGCCCAAGGAACTGCAGGCAGGGGTGATCTCACAGATCTTCGGGGAAGAAAGCAAAGCGGCGATCATGCCCCTGCTGACCAACCTCAACCTGGTGGATGAAGCATTTGCTTTGGTGGCCAATGACGCCAAGTTTGCCGGCTCCATGCAGAAGGAATTCAACAACCAGCTCAACAGCACCGAAGCGCAGCTGAAGATCTTCAAGAACAACCTGGACGCTGTGGCCATCAGCCTCGGCAATGCGCTGCTGCCGGGGATCAATGCCATTCTCGGAGCGCTGCGGCCGGTGATCAGCGCGATTGGGTTCCTCTCGCAGAAGATCCCTGGATTCTCTGCCCTGATCGTGGGCCTTGGCGTTGCCTTCGCGGGCCTGGTGATCTCCGCGCCGTTCATCACTTCAGTGATCACGCTGGCGGGTGCGCTCTCACGGCTGGGCATCCTGGCCACGATCGCTGGCTGGCTGGGAGCCGTTGGCCCTTGGCTGTCGCGACTGGCGCCCTGGCTGCTTCAGATCGGCTCCGTGGTGACGCGGATCGGGCCGCTGCTTTCGAGCATCGTGCCGATCCTGCTGGGGGTGGGCCGGGTGTTGCTCGGCATCTTTACGGGCCCTGTGGGGTGGGCCACGTTGCTGATCTCTGCAGGGATTGCGCTCTATGCCTTCCGGGATCGAATCATGCAGTTCTTCGCATGGCTGGCCCCCAGCTGGAACACCTACGTGGTGGCGCCCCTCCGTGCGCTGTGGAGCATGTTCCTTACCTGGGTGGGCACCACCTTCGCAACTCTGGGCCCGCAGCTTGCGGCAGCGTTCACAGGGCTGGCCACAGCCTTTCAGAGCTATGTGGTGATCCCGATCCAAACGATCTGGGGGATTTTCCTCGCCTGGGTGCGGACCTCGCTGGTGACAGCTGCGGTGAGCTGGTGGATGGGAGTGACGAGCGGCTTCAATCTCTACGTGGTGCAGCCGATCCAGTTTGCGTTCAATACGCTGATCACCTGGATTGGCCAGGCGATCACGCAACTGCGCAGCTGGTTCGCGATGATCTGGACGGGCATCGCGCAGGCCTTCCAGGCTTATGTGATCATCCCGATCCAAACGGCCTGGGGCATCTTCTCCCAGTTTTTCTTGCAGACGGCGGCGAACCTCAGGAATGCCTTCACTCAGTTGTGGGCTGGAGTGTCTCAGGCATTCACCAGCTATGTGGTGCAGCCGGTGCAGCAGGGCTGGAGCGCACTGGCGCAGTTCGTGAGCCAGGGGGTGAACAACCTCCGGCAGGTGCTCGCTGGTGCGTGGAATGGCGTGGCTTCTGGGTTCAATGGCTACGTGGTGCAGCCCTTGCGGCAAGGCTGGGGATCGGTGCTGCAGTGGATGCAGGGAGCCGCCACGACTGCCGCACGTGGTGTGGCCACGGCGTTCTCGAGTGTGGCCAGGGCTGTTTCGTTCAACATGATCCAGCCGCTGCAGCAGGCGTTTCGGAACTTGGTGCAGTGGATTCAAAACATCATCAATGGGCTGCTGAACTATCTCAACGGAGTGATGGCACGTATTCGATCGGTGATGTCTGGAGGCGGTGGCGGAGGTGGTGGAACAACGAGCAGCGGCGGGCGGGTGATGCCGCGGATGTACGCCCGCGGCGGCCACGTCAGCGGCCCCACGCTGGCCTGGGTGGGGGAGGGTGGTGATCCGGGCGGGGAGTACATCATCCCAGCCAAGAAGATGGCGGCGGCATCGATGGCCTACCTTTCGGGGGCTCGGGGGGCCTCGGTGATACCGGGCTTTGCCAAGGGCGGGCATGTGGGGCGTAAAGGCAAAGGCGATAAGAACACAGGCACTTACGGCAAAGATTTGTTCAGCTTTGATAATATTGTTGCCAAGAGATACGACCCAAGTGCTTTACCTCGTGGCTATGGAGTCTGGCAATTCGATCCCGATGGAAATCCTATTCCGCAAATACTGGTTTACGACAAAGACGCAAAAGGTGGGGGAGTACACCAATACATACCCGAATCAAAATGGCCCTCTTTTAAAGCAGAGTTACAGGATAGCCTAGAGAGGCAAAAAAAAGAGAGAAAGATCGCAATCAAACGCTACAAAAATATGGGTTACTCGGAAAAGCTCGCCGAGCAATTTGCTCCAACACTTACGCCAACAATTCCAACAACAAGAGCATCCAACCAATCACCAAGCAGTGCAATTCCAACCCCACCAAGCAGGCCCTCGCAATCGCCCATGGGACGGGGCTCAAGTACCGCAAGCAAAACCTTGCAGACGCTCATGGATCGCGTCGGGCCGATCAATAGCCCAATCAAAAATCAGCCATCTTCTGTTGCCGATGACAGGCCAATCAATATCACCACCGGCCCGGTGCTTGAGTTTGATGGCAAGCGCTACGTGACCTGGACGGACTTCGAGAAGGGCCTCCGTGATGTGAAGCGCCAGACCCTGGGCGAGATCCGCACCGCAGCCGGCCGGCGGGCGACAGGACGATGAGCACCGACACCAAGCGCTGCCTGACGCTGGTGATCTTCGACGAGGCGGCACTGGTGAAGGCTGCCTATCAGAGCTACTGGTTTGATCGGGT